TGAGACAGTGTTAGTGTCGTACCTGTAGCACCTGTGAGGTCTTGTTTAGGGGGAGTCTTACTAAAGCCTTGTGCTTGTTGATTACCAATGTAACCCATAGTTCTCTCCCTTATGTACTGATGTCATCAACGGCAGATACCCAACAATCCAAAGATGCTGCTGTGTCTGACTTAATCCACAGTCTGTCACCACTGCTAACCACTACCTTTGCGCCACCATCAAGTAGCTGTAGTGCGCCGCCAGCAGCAATAGGTGCGCCTTTGATGAGGTACACATCCGCTGTGCCATCGTTAATGTAAGCATCTACTGTGATTGCGTTAGCAGATGTATTAGTCATGTGGATACCTACAATGGTATCGTAACTGTCAAAGTTTGCCCCATCAGGAATATCAGCGGCTGAAGTGCCTACGCCCTGTAGGGTATATCGTCTAAAATTTTGTGCCATTAGTAACTCCTAAAGGGCGATTGCCATTGCGATTGAAAAACCAGCAGAGGCTCCAGCAACAATGGGGTTCCACGTGGTTGTGCCTAAGTCATAGACCGACAGGTACTTACCCGTTGAGTCGTAGTACATCGCTCCATCAATCAAAGCGTTTCCGTCATTATCTAAAGCTGGAGGGCTTGATTTTGATCCAAGATACTTATCATCAAAATTATCAAACTGAGCTGCCGCCAGTTCAGCATAGTATTTGGCTGAGTAGTTTACGCCATCAACAGTAGTATTAGTATTATAACCAGCACCACCGCCCAACGCCCACTGTTTTGCAGAGCCAAGGGGGTTCGCTGCTTGAGAGCCAACCGCATATTCTTTAGCCGAGAACTCAGTGCCATCGACATTTGTTGTAGTTTTCGTAGCCCATTCTTGAGATGCTCCAGCACCCGCTGTATTACTGACATCTGTGCCTCCTATAGACCATGCTTTTGCCGAATAACCTGTTGCATCAACAATGCCTGTGGTTTTGGTTGCCCACTCTTGAGCGTTAGTTTCGCTGGTAGCGGCGTTAGTGGCGTTGGTTGCAGAAGTAGTTCCTGCAACAGACGCTAGGTTTTGGTAATGCTTCGCTGAGTAGTCAGTTGTGACACCGTCAGATAATGTGTATTGAGTGTTAACAGGATAAATTGCCAGCTTGGTAGCGTCAGGGATAATTGATCCAGTAGCTGCTGTAACTTGGGCAGAAGCTGCTGCTGTTGCTTGAACAACCGCTGATGTAGCGATCCCGTCAGCATAAGACTTAGTAGCGGCATCTGTGTTACTTACAGGTGTTGCTACGTTTTTAATTGTCCTATCGACACCATCCTTTTGAGCGTTGAATTTACCGTCAGTTTGATCGATAGCCATCGCCTCTTTAGCGATATCGATGGCTTCTTGAACACCAAATAGGAGCTGGGTATTCGAGGCATTCAATTGCCCCGCTGTCAATGCGCCACCATCAGAGTACGACACGTTAAGATTAACGATATCTGTAGTCCGTAAAATACGCACACTAGCTCCGTTAGCGGGAGCAAGGGCGAATGAGATGACATTGTTTGATGTAAAAGTGAAGGGAGTGGAAACTCCACCTATGAAAGCCGTTACATCGTTAGCTTCTAGGTAAGTATACGGAATAGTAAAATCCGTGGTGCTTCCATCACCTGTGGCTTCATAAATGGAGTTTGCCATTATGTTTTTCCTTATTAATCTCGAACATTAGGGAATATGTTGTCGTCTCTAAGTCCGGCTTTAGACTCAGCTTTACGAACCTGTCGGCCAGCGATAGAGTTAATTTTTCCTAGCTCATCTAATAACAATAGAGCTGCTAGCTGACGCTGCTTGTTGATCACTGATCGGACAACCTGTGTGATTGCTCCGTCCTGACTTGCAGTACCGTAGAACCCGTCAGAGTTAGCTAAGATTGGATATAAGATGTTCACAAGACCACCGTTGGCGTCCCTGTAAATCTCGTTGTACCTGTCGAACAGAGTGCGACCAGAATCATCTGGGTAAGGTTCAGCAGCTAGATCAGTGTTCCCAAAGAACGAAGGTATGCGTTTAGGTGTTTCAAACGATGAGTCAGTTGCTATAGCAATCAGCTCTAGTTTCCTTAGAACAAATAATTCCTCATCACTCTTACCTTTACGACGATCCTCTTCATCTGTAATGAATATGCCAGTCAAACTATTGATGGGCTTTTCCATTAACCTCGCATTACCTAGGGTATCATATTGATTAGATACGGCGGTTAGGCCTAAATCCATACGAGCTTCTAAATGCTGAAGAAAACCTCTAGGGTCTTTCAATGTAGGCTCAGTTTCAAAGAATGCGTTTTTGGTCTTGTAGATCATGTTAGGAAATGCAAGCTGGGCTTTTTTACCCATGAACTTCATTACATCCCTGTACCATGCATCCTCTTTACCAAGGTCTGTCATAAGGTTTGTTACGTCTGCTAGTCCCGACATTAGGTTAGCGTCTTTGATTGCATTGAAAATAGACCCTGCTGCAATATACACACGATCCCGTACCAGAGCTGCTTCATCCTCGACGTACTCACCCTGTCTCCGACGGTACTCAACTTCTTCATATGCCTCAAAAGCATTAACGAGGATTTTTATTGGTGTAGAGAAGGGGTCATAGTTCTTATAGCTTAACGTAGTGCCGTCATCGAACTTCATGGTATAAGGCTGCTGTCTGTCGGTGTCTTCTTGCATCTTACGACGCTTGTAGTCACCTGAACCAGAACCAGTTAAATTACCTTGAGCATACTGCATCATAACGTAACCAGCGATACCGTAGGACAGTAAAGCCTCACCCTGCGCCCGTACTTGACGAGCAGTACCGTTAGAACCACGCAGGTCTGCAAGATACTTAGGGGCTATGAGCTGTAATCCTGGAGTCATACGAATGCCTTCCTCGAATACCCTGACAGGGGTACGGAAGAAGAGCTGTCCCATGATTTTCATCCAAGGGTTATCTCTCACAAACTGTTCGTAAGTTTTTGCTGTGCTTGATACACGGCCATCCCCAGAGAACTGACGTTTAAACAACAGGTCTTCTGTGTAGGAGCGTCCCTCACGGTTTACACCACGAGAAAACAAACTTTCGTTCTTCTTGAACTCGCTAGCCACAAACTTCTTTGCTTGAACAGCGTTCATGCCCCGAGCCTTAGCTTGCTCTAAGAGCTGGCTTTTGATCTGGGTAGCATCGAGGTTATCAAAGGCTTTCAGTATTACCTTATCAACTTCTTTTTTAACATAAGCCTCAAGCTTTGCACCTTTAAGAGGTTTCTTACGCTTACCTGATGCTAAGTCAGCTTGATGCTGTGCTAAGGCGTTGCCTACAGCTTTTCCCTCGACAAACCCACGGTAATTTACTTGTGCAAAGAACTCGTCAGTCATGTTGAGGACGTTAGGGAAGAACCGAATAACAGACCCTGCTGGTATCCATTTCTTATAACGCTGGGGGAGAATGTTGTGGTTCTCCATGAATTTGCTGTAGTCACCTGTGAGCATAGACCGCTCATATTTGTAAGCAGCAATAGCAGCTCTTCCGGCTGTTCCTATGGTTTTACTCATAGCACCATAAGTGGCTCCTAGCTTACCCATGCCTACTGAAGAATAATCACCTTCGACAACAAAGTTTAGGAACGGTTTATAGAGAGTCTTGACTAAAGAGGGAATGGTGTTCACTACAATAGTAGATGTGGTAAACACTGTGCCAATAACAAACTCATTAACACCCTCAATGGTACGGCGGGATGTTGCTCTTATCTTATAACCTATGCCAGGGTTCTGCTCATCCATCTTTGCTTTGATAAGCTCATGACGTTGTTCTGATAGCTTGAAAGCTTTCTCAATGCGGTTATTTTTGATGGCTGTATCGATCTCTCCAGATATCTTACGAATCTCTGTATCCTTATGGTAAAGAGATTTCTGTTTCTCTACCAAGGCTACAAACTCTTGGTCGGCGGCTTCCTGAGTGATATTTTTATCAGCCTTGATGTCATCAGGAAGAGTATCAAGCAGTTCTCCACGATAGAGGAATTCTTGGCGAGACCCTAATGACCTTGCAGCAGTAGATCGAAACCCTTCATCAAGGATATTAGCCTGTCTAATGAGGTCTTCAATTTCCTCTCGGAGAACCGTCAGTTCATCAAGCTCTTCTTCTGGCAAGCTTTTACTGTTGAGCTGTTTGTCAATTACAGTACCTAGCTCGTCATAAAGATCAGAGATGTTACGCTGAACGCCAATACTAAGAGCGTTGTATTCAGCTTGAGTAAGCTGCATCCCTAGGATTTGGGTGTTCAATGAGTCACCATCTAGTGAGCCATCAGCATTCCGTGTGACGCCCTTGAGGACGTTGGTCAGCATCTGAGTGGCTTCCCCGAGTGACTTACGTTTCTGTACGCCTGTCTCAGGATCAACCCCAGCAAACCCACGCTTTGTGGTGGTTTCCACAGCTTCTCTGATTTTCATGAGAGCTGCTGTGATACCTAGCTTCGGCTCGGTGACCCCCTCGACGTTGACCCTAGCCTCTAGATTAGTACTGGCCTCAAGGACATTAGTAGTGGGAGATTCAGTCACGGTCTTATCAGGACTGGTTGCAGGGGCATTAGGTTTCTTTGGTTTAGCACCAGCAGCCTTTTGCACCTTGTTGATTAACGGTGTAGCAGCAAAACCTATGGTTCCGCCGAATGCAGTACCGAATAAGGCAGCTTTACCAGTACGGGCAAAATCTAGTTCCTCACCAGTTACAGAGGTTTCGATAACCTGTCTGTTGATGTCGTCTACGGCAGAATAAATACCACCTTCAACACCAGCGATAACAGTGTTCCGCATACCGCCTTTAAAAAGGGCTTTGAGACCTTCTTTAGTAGCAATCTTACCACCAGCACTAGCGGCTGTACCAACGCCAAAGCTGGCTAGTCCAGCGTAGGTTGTAGGATCGAGTCCGACACCTTTGATGAAACGCCAAGTTCCGTCCCATGAGATATTTTTATCATCATAGGCTTCCATAAGGTAAAGGAAAGAGGCTTTAGTGTTATCATCCGCTCGAGAGACAATCGCAGCGTCTACAGTCATCTTAGGGAGGTTGTAATTGAACCAGCCCATAGTATCGAGGGCGTAGTCTGCAAGCTCCTGATCGGAACCGTCAAACTTACGACCATTACTATTAAAGCTATAGACGTTACGAGCTGCTGCAAGAAAGTCCTGATCTAGAACCAGAGAGTCTTCAGTAGTGTCTTCTTCTCCAGCCTCGAACCGTGCAGTGAAGTTATCCTGCCCTGCCGCAATGACACCCCCGACGTTAGTAGGTGCGGGAGTGGTTGCTGGAGTTGGTTGAGCTGCTATTTGAGCTGCTTGAGCTTGTTTAGCTTTCTTACGCCGCTCTTCTTCTTTCCTAATTTCCTCCAGCTCTTCTTCAGATGGATTCCAAGTAGGCAGATCATTTATACCCATAATTTACCTCACTAGAATAAATCTATTGTTCCCGATTTGTCTGATATCCCCCCCTGATTGAGTGGTTCTTAGACGGTTTGCCTCGACCCTATCGAATACGTCATAAATGACATCAGTGTCTGGGTCTTTATATTGGTTACTTGTATTGCGAAGGTCTTTAGTAAATGTCGTGATGTTCGCCGCTGCTTGAACAGCACTTGCTTGAGACCTTACAGTTTCTACATATTTCTGGGTCTTAGCCACAACCAGCTCACGGATTTCCCGAAGCTGCCTCAAAGTTAACTTCTCATTTCCGTTTTCTTCACGATAGATTTCTACTAATTCTGAGAACTCGTTTTCAGCAATTTCTTTACCTCGACGATAGAATGTTGTGTCCTGTCCTAAAATCCCGAGGGTTACCCCTGCGTTATTACTACTACTACCACCACCCTCTAAAACAGAGACATCTCTGATATCCGCTAATACACTATCGAGTTCAGTGTTGAACCTTTTATGTTCTGGGCTGTTTACTACATCACTAATGTAATAAGCGTTCTGTGCAGCTTGGATAATTGTAGGAACATCATCAGGGTGAATCCCATCTCGTGTTCTTGCCCAAAACTGGATTCTTTCAGGACTATTTAGTAACTCTTCAGTCAATCCTATATCCTGAAGATCACTCGCTGAAGTTGCGCTCTTTAACTGCCCCACCAAGGTTTGAGTATTAGCCTTGGAGAAATCTTTATCTACGCCTGTGTTGGATTTTAACCGTTCACGTGCAGAACTAAGTGTCGAGTCAGCTTCAACTTCACGAATTTCACGGTCAGATAAACGCTCGTTATTGATCAGTTTTAGACGAAGAGCTTCCTGACGAGCCTTCTTAGCGTCGTCGGCAGCTTTTAGCCGTGATGCGATATCGGCAGCATTTAGCTTGTCAATCTCACGCTGGACGTTAGCGACATAAGTCTGCCAAAGCTGTGGTTTACCCTTCATCGAGCCTTTGTAATCTTCAGGCATCGTAGAGAGGACTTTGATGTCTCGATTAGCCTTAGCTTGCTCATAGGCTGCGTTGGTGATGTAAGTGTTACGATCCCCACCAGCAATGAACCCATTGCCACCAGCGGCCTTCCAGAAGCTGTCTCGAGACTGTAGAGCTTCCCAATCACCGGATGCTGCTAGAGCTTTATCAGTGTTCTCGAAGTCATTCTTAGTGTCTTGAAGCTGGGCTGCACGTTGGCTTGATACGAACTGCTGTATTTGAGCAGATCGGTTAGCCTCGAGGTATCCTAGCATCCCAGATTGGAACGCCATGTTAGAACCTTTGTAGGCATCTCTAATATAGGATTCAGCCTGTGCAAAGCCTGTGTTGAGGCCTTCTAGGGTGTTAGGGGTTCCTGTTGTAACCCCGTCATCATCGGTGTTCTGTGAGCCGATACCAGATAAAATACTCTGGAATGTCTCATCACGTTCAATTGTTTTCTTTCCACTTGCTTCAAGAATAAGCAACTTGCGTGGCATATTCATGTCTGGGAAAAGGGTGTCTAATTCTGCAACATCTGTGGTGTTGTCATCTTGAAGTGCCTTGGTTACATAACCATTGAATTCAAGCTCAAACTGTTTGTTAGCCTCATCAATCTTTCGACGATCACGCTGTTGAGATGCGTTCAGTACAATTCCCAAACTCTTTGCTAGTAAACCCGCAGATGTACCAGCACTAGGGTCGGCTTTGTATTGTACTGCTCCTGACCCCTGTTGCCCGATGCCCCTCGCAAGGGGCGACAAAGGGGTTATATCAACCGTACTCCGTGCCATGTCTTTTGTTCCTTATTAAGCTAAGAATGAAGGGAGGAAACCATTCCCACCAGCTTCAACTTGTCGAGTATTTGCGCCTTGAGTTGCACCCGCAATTCCAAGGACTGCCCCTAGAGGACTAGGATTGGCTTTTAGAGGGTTACTCGCATAAACTTGCTCGAGGTTCTTTTGTAGACCTCGACCTTGTGCGTTGTAAGCCCGATCTAGCACAGCTTCCTGATCTTTAGAGCGAACAGTGTTTCTGGCTCCCGCCTGAACAATAGCAGAGATAGCGTTGGTAACAGATTTTCCTGTTACACCCTCGGATGCGTTAGAAGTTACTGCTGTAGCTTTTGCTGCTCTGTTGGCTAGAATTACATCAAATTCTGACTGGTTTTGCGCCCTGATATTCGCTGAATAATCTTCTTGGGCTGCGCCTGTCTGGTAATTATATTCTTCCCGTCCACTGACAATACTGGCATTAGCGGCTGCATTAGCTGCATCGGTTTCTTCCCGCTGCTGCTGATATTCCATTAATGCCTTACCGCCTTGGAGGGCTGCTGTTGCGTCACACATTTTCAAACCTTCCAAATTCATAAAACGGCATATCGTATGCGCCCCAATTCACCTCTCGGATGAATGAGAACCCACACCATTTGAGCCATTTATGGTGAACTGTGTTTCTTTTGTCTGTTAGGTTCCACAACAGGTCTGCCTTAGACTCTCTGTGGAGTTTGGATACGTAGTTCCTACTTTCTCGCAGGAACTGTCTGGAATGGCGGTGTAGGTCATTACTAGCCAAGAGCCATACCAATGCAGAATTCTCTTCATCTGGTACTGACCCATATAAGGCTATAGGAACCTCGCCTTCCATTATAGATATAGATATTGGTGAGCTTTCCACCGACCTTGAGAGGCCAGTAAAGGCATCAAGATCGGAGGTAGCTTTTATTTCTTGCTTGTCTGCTTCCCGAAGCCGTGAGGCTAATGACGAGATATGCCAAGCCTCAGTGATTTCGGTATGTAGCATTTTATACTCTTCTGGCAGCTTTTGCTGTCCACTGACCTGTCCATTCTGTTCCTGTAAAGGTGCAGTGGAAGGGAGTGTCATTTAACAGCTCGATTTTCGTGTAAAGATTTTCTCCCATAACAGGGAACTTAAACTCACCATCGTCCAGAGAAAGTCCACCTAGGATATTATTCTGTGAGCCTAGGTTTCGTCCTGAGAATGTGTAGGTGTAGGGCGTCCGTCCTCTGTTAGTTACTCTTGCAGAGAACTGAGCAGTATCTTCATATTGAACAGATAAATATCTTAGCGATACCCGACCGTCTTGAATTGCAACTTGGCCTTGCCCTTTATCTTCTTTCAAAAAGAACGGTGAATACTCGTATCTAAACGAGAAGTTCCTTCCAATAAAAGCATCATCATAATCAGCTCCTGTATAATCACCTATTGAAGTGAAAGAGGTGCTGGTTACACGGGTGTTGTTAATACGAAACCCTCTCGGGGCGTTTTGGTCGCTTTGGACAAACTCAATACCTACAGGTGAGGGATATGGTAATGTAAAGGTCGTTAGATCAGTCACAGCATCATATACCCTAGTGCAGTCAGAGAATTTAAAACTATGATCGAGGTGGATAGGGAAAGATGACGAAGACCTTACTGAGTCTTCTTCAATATTGATTTTTTCCAGATATAATCCATCCCCAGTGTAATCGATTAGTAGAAACATATCGTTATCAACGAGGGTGAAATATTTGACATCACCTTCAAATAACCATTTACCCCAAGATGATTGAATTTTACCTTGAGTGCCTTGGAAATATTTGTAGCAGTACATCTCTTTAGGGTTATTACCTAGTAAGAAGATGCTAGATAACCTACTAGACCCTCCAATGTATTGGACAGGTGATTTGATATATTCGGGAATTTGAGCAGAAACTTCATCTGCATTCTCTGTATTCAAATCGTTATCGACAAAATACTCCATAAACTTAGAGTTTGTTCCAGTATCATCTGCGAAATATACATACGCCCCGACTTGAACGGGTGTCTGTGTACGTGAGCAGTTAAAGGCTGACGCAAAGGTCAGTGAGGCTGTTTTTGGGGAAAGTAAGTCTGCCGAGTCAAGAATGTACTGCGTCCGATCTGAGAAGATCAGGAGTTTCTTGTTAAACGGGACTGCAAAGTTCAGGAGTGTAACCTGTCCTGTGACAGCGGCAATATCAATTGGGTCGCTATCGACTAGCTGGGCAACAGTGGTGCGCCAGAAGTTTTCAAAATAATCAGCTTCAGATAAGATCACATTTTCATCAGATAAGAAGCCCATTCGGCCTCTATGGATGAATATATCGTTAATAGGTTTCCCTATGAAACTAGGATCACTGTTTGTGTCTTCATCTCCAGCATACAACTCTGCCCACGTATGTTCACTAAATGTAAATTCATCGGTGACAGAATCGTATATTAGTTTATGAGGAAGGGTTGAAGCCGTAATAGTGCGTTTTTTGTTATACCCAAATGTCTCGATCCAAAGCTGCCGAGAGTCCTCATATACAACGTAGTAATCATCACCATCAAATCCAGGCTCACCTAGAATACGGACAAGCCGTCCGTCTTTATCCTGTGAAGGTAAGTCCTCAAAGCTTGTAAGCTCAGATTTAAAAGCCCTCATGGCATTACCACCGTTACCTTCATCAATCTGAACGGTGTCAGTGGCTGGAAGAAACAGTGATATTGTTGAGTTATGACGAGTTGCGGTGTAACCCGCCGCAGTAAGGTCGTTGGTCAACTCTTGAGCAATTGTCTCAGTTCTTTCGACGGCGTTAGAAGCCTCGGTGTTTGCACCTGTAACAAAGTTAGCTCGTAATGTACCGTTAATATACACGGCATAATTTGAATTTGACAAAGACCCTTTAATAAAGATCGACCAATAGCGAGTAGGATCAAGTCTTGCAGGGCTAATACTAGCTTCACTGGTTGTGGCTGCTGCTGCAATCACGGTTCTATTGAGAATGAAGATTGTATCACCAACCGTGATGGTCTTGCAGTTTTCTCGGGGGTTTGCGTTAAAGTCTAGGTAAGTCGAAGAGAGTGTTCCATTTACAACCTTAGCTGCGCCAGTGTCGTCATAGACTTTGATATCGTTATCTTGGAATGTTACGAAGAATTTCTTCCCATCAAAACGCTGAAAGAAGTGTCCTTTTACATTACCAACAACATTATTACCCACACGGGCTACAACTTCACTGCCTGAGCGTTTCTGTAGGCCAGATACCAACGATGCCCAGCCGTTCTCCATTTCAGTACAAGAGTTTTGTAACCGAAGAGCTGGAGGCTGCTGACTGACACCGTTGAACATATTAGGCATTGAGCCAGCAACAAGAGCCATTAGTAATTCCTCCGAACTGGGGCTGTACGAGACACCGTGGTATAGGTTGAATAGCTATCGGTAATCATATTGTGATCACCAGTCTCAGCTTCTTCATGCTGTAGCAATGCCCATGCTTGCTGCTCATCGCCACGGTTGAATTTGGATAAAGACTCAGAGCCTAGAGTTCTCTCTTGGAAAACTCGTGATGACCTCATAGTAATATACCGACGGGCAGCTTCTGGAATCTCATCAAAATCTAAAGCGACTGTGAGATGGAGCCGTAGAGAAGCTGTGAATAGGTAAGTGTTATCCTTGCGGTCATACAGCTTCATTCCACGCTGAACGACATCAAGGCTGCTATCTTTCTCAACCGTATCAACACGAAGTGTGTTGGCAGGGAGAAGGATTTGATTTGAAATATTAGGGGAGATGGTATGAACCTCAGTGTTCCAGTGCCAGCCATTAGACTGAACTTCACGAGATACTTCATCAATAATTGAGGAGGCAACCTGAGCGTCCACTTGAAGTCCTGTGAGTGAAGCAACTGGAGCTTCGCCTATGTTTGTTAGGCAGACGTTCACGGCCTCTAGTTTGGTAGTAGGGGTCAGTGCCATGTTTTTTCCTCTTAGGTAAAAAGAGAGACCCCCGAAGGAGCCTCTCTAATTGTTTGCTTAGGCAGACTGAATCTGCACAGCAGCTTCGTTACGCAGTACGCCATGACCGACAGCATACTTAGCTACCATGAGTGTACCCTGACGACGAATGTCGTACTCGGACTCAGTAGCCAAATCCATGAGCTTCACAGTACCAGCAGCAGACGGGTGGAATACCAGTGCTGTGGTGTTTGAAGCGTCAACAGCTTGACGGGTTGATGTACCAGCAGCGACACCAGTGGTGACGTTTGCAGTCGGAAGGTTGTTAGACTTCAGGACATTGATGCCAGCAACTTGCATGACTTTACCTGAAGCGGTAGAGCCGTTTGCAGCGTTGCCAAAGTCAACATTGATAACCTTTGAGCTGTTAGCCAGCAGATAATACTGCTCAGGCTTCACAACGACGTAGCGGTTATCTTCAGGGACGTTCTTCTCATCGAGAGCCTGAGCTGCATCGAAGATAGCTGCGATCATATCGTCAGCTACAGTTCCTGAAGTTGCTGAAGTGATAACTGTACCGATCATATCGGCTTCACCAGTTACAGTCGGTGTTGCTTCGTTAGCGGCCTGAATGATGGTTTGCAGAATATGCTTGTCCATCTGATTAGCCAGAGCAATACCCATCTCACGAGAGTATACTGAGCGAACATCATAGTGGTTCTTTGCTTCATCGATGTTAGCAATGAAGGTTGAAGCCAAGAGAAGATCGTTGATTGTGATGATCTTCTCAGCGTGATTGATGCTGTCACCAGTGATCTCATCGCCAGGGGTATGGTAATCAGCAGATGTCCGACCCATTACAGGGAACTGAGCTGATTTGCCGTTAGCGATTGTACGAATCTGATGTTTGTCCATCATGATGGTCTGCTGCTCAAATGCAGTCAGAACTTCACCAGAAAAGACTTTTAGGAAGAGGGCGTCCTTATCGACACCCCCGTTTAGTGCGCCTAAGCGTGAAGGAGTAGCGTTAGCCATTTTTGTTGTACCTCATTGTACGAGTTAAAATAAAAGGTTTTAACCTCAGATTACTCGCCACCTTTCCTTCGAGGTTGTTCCCCGCAGGGAGCCAGAAAGTACAAATGGTCTGTGTTCTTTAGGTCTTCATGCCTCGGTTTTTATTACGAGACATTATTGAAAGATTATTAGCTGAGTTATTAAGAGTGTTATTATCCCGATGGTGGACATCTTTGCCGTCACCTTTTCGAGCTAAACCCTTCTTCACCATTAACCGACGAGCTGCGTTTCTTCCTGCCCGTCGCTTTTTTTGCTCGGGCTTGGAATGGTAATCAGCGTATTCTGCTGCGTAATTCCTAGCCATTTAGTAATCCTTACATGATGTTTGATCGAGACAGTTTTGATGCGACCTGATCACGGAACGCTGGATCAGAACTGTATCGAGGGTCTGCCATGTCTGCTTTCATTTGAGCCAAGCTCGAGTAAGCATCGACAGATGGGCGGGATTGACCTGACAAGTTTCTTGCTGGTTCAAAACCCTGTTGAGCCTCATACATTGAGCGGAGACCCTGAACGGCAAATTTAGTTTCTTCTAAGTCACCGCTATTTACTGCTCGGTTGTAGGCGTCCACCTGTCCTTCAGACAAGTTATCTGCTGCCCAATCAACCATAGTGCTATAGTTTTCTTGACCACCTACGGAGTCATAAACTTCGTTAGTGGTGTTTTGTAAAAGAGACTGTTGACCCTCGATGAAGCTGTCCACAATTTCTCGTGGAATACCAGCTTTCTCAAGGGATTCATAAGATTGATCTGTAAGACCGTCATTCGCCCAATATTCATTACTGAGTGAGTTAAAATCTAGACCAGCTTCTTGTACAGCCTCACGAGCGATCTCTTCAGAGTTTTCATTATCAGAAGAATCCGAACTTCCAGTCTCGCTTTCTCCCACATCAGCCTGTCTAGACTTTGTGAAATTAGATTGCAGTTCTTCATATGCTTTCTCTAAGTCCTCGTATGAGTCAAATTTTCCCAGTATCTTCTCATTAGAAGGAGACTGCGCCTCGTCTTGAAGCGCAGCCTGTTCTTCCAAAGATGGGTTATGATCTGGGGAATCGATATTAACCGTTTCCGTCGCCATTATTTAATCCTTGTTGAGCCATTTCCATAGCGGCTGGTGTAGCCTTCTCCGCCATTCTGCCCATTGTTTCATTTGCCATCATTTCTTGTTGAGCTTGGGCTGCTGCCTGTTGCTCCGCTTGAATGTCTTCTTCAGTCTTAACCAAACCATCCATATCAATACCAAGAGCTGTTCCAATACGTGTGATGTAATCAGATACGTTCATATACTGAGCGACAGCCTCTGCCCCAAGGGGTTGGAGGGCTGTCAGGAAAGCGTTGTACTTGTTCAAGTCATGTCCACGACCTAGGGCTTCCAAACCTGTGACAATAGCAGGACGGACAATACCTTTCGGTAAAGCTGGAAGACGCTTGGCTTTTGTCATCCGATCCATCAAGCGGTTAACCAATGGAAGCTGGAACTCCTGACTCAGGATCGAATACACACCACCTAGGGCGTCCTCGAGTTCCTTTGCCATGAAGCGTACTTCCTCAGCGGTTACACGTTCACCAGAGCGTTGCACTGCGCTATTCATAAGGAAAGCGTAGGAAAGGCGTTCTGTGATGGTACGGATGGTGTCGTAAGCGACACGCATATCAGCGTACTTCTCAGTCTGTAAAACAGAAACCTCATTGGCATTACCAGCCACGATAGCGCAGTTCTCCGCTTGGGAGATGTCACGCATACGGGTTGTGCCATTAGGGTTAACCATAAACAGAACTTTAGAAGATGCTGCTGCTGCCTCTACGACGGCCTTAGACAGGCCTTCAAGACTAATTAGGTCTC